TATTATTTTTTTTAACTCATCTTTATCAATACTATCCATTCTTCGTGCTGTGGCTCTAGTTTCAGAAACCCCTTTTAAAGCAACATCATCACTTACTTCAGCAAAATCTCTTTCTGCAGCCTCACGGATAATTTTCATTAACTCTTCATCGTTTGGTTTTCTTCCGGTAACTTTCATAAAACCTCGCGCTAGTCTCGCAGCTAAATTAGCTATACCACCTGCTACAAAACCTGCACGTCCACCTTGTGCCATGTCTTCTGGTGGATCTAAAGCACCTTTATCATATAGTCTTTTCATGTAAGCCACTTCATCTTCAGCTTCTTTAACCATAGCGTCTAATTGTTTACGAGTTTCGTCACCCTGAACAATCATATTTTCTTCGTCATCTAATATTTCTCTATAGTATTCATATTCATCTTCATCTATTTTTGGTTTACCAATTTCTTCTGTTTGTCCTCTAAGTTGATTATCATTTCTTAAATTTCCTGATATCCTTTTTGACCTTGCTTGTTCTTTTTTCATTTTTTGTTTTAAGCCTTCAATACCTTTTTTGTTTTCTTCTTCTATTCTAGCTAGTGTCTCTGCTTCTGTCTCTGCTTGCTTGCCTCCCATTGGTTTAAAATCCTCTACAATTGATTTTAAATCATCTAACGGACTATCTGTTAATTCTTTACCACCCATAATCTTAGAACCTTTTGGTATCTCTTTACCTTCCATATCAAATACTTTTGCTTCTGTTGTAGATCTAATTCCTTCTTGAATTTTTGGTCTGTTCTCTATTGCAATAATAGCGTTCTCTACTTGATCGGTATTTTTTAATGAGTTTGGATCAATACCATTTTCCATTAATCGTTGTGCTGTAATCTGTGTGTTTAATTCTACTAAATCTCTTTTAGGGATTGTTTTAACAATGCCAGTCTCACCTTTAGACTTCATCATTGTTTTAATCACCCAGTTTCTAATTATTGTAAGCATTATCTATACTTCTTGTTAATCCTTGCATCTATCTCAATAGCGCTAGCTCCAGGTTTTTGCGCTCCTGTTTTCATATCCTTACGCATTTTAAGAGGACCTTCAACTTTAGATGCTCCTCTTGCTTTATTTTTTTTCAATGCTTTGTTTAAAAGTTCCGTTGCTCTTGGACCTGGGAAAGTTGGTTTAGTAACACCAGCTGCTTTCATCTTGGACTTCATGACGATGCCCATACCTTTTGTAATTATACCCATATTAATAATAACTCCTTTTTTGTTTCTCGACTTTATCGTCGACATAATCTTCAGGGTGTCCGATCAGACCGCCCTGTCTGAATCGCATGATAGCTTGTGTAGTTGAGTCCACAAGATCGTCATGATCACCATAAGGAAACGCCGCACACTCTTCGATAACATCGTCTGCGAATTTCTGCTCAGGCGCCCATATCATACCAGATTCGAACAAAGGTGCAACTGCATTTACACGTGCGTGCTTATCATTTCCTTTTGAGGGTGTGAAATTGACAACAGGTATATCCATCTGTCTAAGCTCGTATGTAAGTGGTAAACCTGATGCTTTTGCTTCAATGATCACAGATTCTGGCTGCCAGTATTTATATTGCTCTAACGCTAATCTTCTTAGTTCTGGAAACTCATACCGTCCTTTGATTGCATCAAGTAATATAAGATTAGCACCTGAGTCTTCATCTGGATAGAATATACCCCAAGTAGTAATCGCTGAGTAGTCAGCTGTTTCTTTTTTTAAAAAAGCTGTATCATAAGATTGTATGACATGATGTAGTTGTGGAATATCATCACCTGTATAAGTTCGCCACCATTCTCGTTTTAATATTGCACCCTCTTCTGCCGTT